GCTTCCCTAACGGGGCATCCGATCCTTCACGGATCGGGCATCTACTTTCGTAGGTAATCTCCTTAGCATGAGTCTGGAAAGCGACTCTCGGAGATAACCGGAAAACCCACACGGTGGTCCGGTTCTACCCTAATCGGGGTTCAGTTCTGCATCGAACCTACAATTTGTAATCGGTATGTAAGTAGCTAATGACTCGCTCGTCATTCGCACTACTCACATCCCTGATAGCTTTCACCATCAAGTCATCACTATCGGTTTCAGCCGTAGTATAATACGTGAACCTCTTCGTGTGTCTCGACATAGCTACCAAGCTATGACAGGGACCCATCAACGGGTCTTTCCCAGTATACAAATTAATACTGGTCCTGTTCAATCTCACAAAAGCAACATTCCCCTCAGTCTTCCCTTGCGCCTCAGCGGAAGTAAAGACTCTATCTCGGGGAAATTTCCCTGTTGCTAAGAGTGTGCACTTGTCTGCCTGAGTGTGAGTCAAAAATAGATCGTGAGATACATCTATTTGATTGACTGACGAAATCGGTTTAATCGACATACTTCGCATCACTCTATTGGCTGTCTTTATGTTCTTCCTATAAAACCACTTGGACAAAGCCATCGTGGTATCTATCGGACACCTGTAGGTAAGGTTGTGATCACGTTTCTCATCACAACCCACCTTATGATTAACAAGTCTCATATTCGGTATCCTCGACACGAACGGAATTTGCGATGTGTCACCAAACATAATCAGTTCATCTGCCTTCGCCAAAGTGGCCGCGGCGTACACACACCCAGCGTGTTGCAAGAAACACTCATCGAAGATCACTCTCTTCGAGTGTATCTTCTTACCGTTCATTAAATAGGAATCACAAGTTCGGACTCTTTGCGCCTTGATCAATTGACTACCGGGTAGTTTCTCCCGCAATTCCACGGCAGAGGATCGATTACTGGTCAAAACCAAATCAGGATCCTCGGTGACCATTTTTGCTTCGGCGAGTATCTTCGTCGTCTTACCGCAACCCGCGATACCATCGACCAACTTTCTTTCGAAATTCGCCTCCATGTGTAATGCTTCTTTCAACACGGGTACTAATCTCGTACCAGGTGAAAACTCACAAGAACTATCGAAAAACACACACGGATATCGCATTAAATTTCGGCGGCAATTTTCGTCCACTTCGAAGTAGTTAGCGTCCTCAAACTTAGTTGTTTTTCGGAAACTCCCAACCTCACCAACGGTTTTCCACAAAATCGGGACAAAACCATCCTTCGTCAGCCCTCGTTCATACCTCGCGGTCGGTTGAACTCTATGCGGTGATGGTGGACCAAACCAAGAGTTAGTACTAGGATCGTAAATTCTCCTGGACTCGTCAGACGACCATATGGTCATTAACTTCTGTTTCTTCCATTCACAATGTTCACCCACGGACTGTAACTTTCTGGTGCTAATGTCCATTTCGGTCTCGAAATAAGTAATGGCCTCCTGAATCTCGGAAGCATACTTATTCACAACCAAATCACTTGGTTTCTCGACCACCTGTTCTCGGATATCTACCAGGTCGGGCACCAAAGCTGCGATCTTACCCAATCCTTTCGGCATTTCGCCTGTCGGGTGGTTTTCAATCCATTTCGCTATGGTCAGCAGATTCCTTTGGAAACCGTCGTTCTTTTCAGCATCTTCTCGACGCTGTTTGATCTCATCCTCTATTCTGTCGTACTGAGGTTTCACTACTTGATCGTAGACATCGGACACGGACAACGTTGCCGCTCCTTCCCAATTCGTAGACAATACCACAGATAGTGGTAAGAATAGATCTGGATCATTAATCAATGTTTGGGGTGCTCCCTGCCGCCCTAAACAACTGTAGAGGAAATTTCTCGTCTCTTCCGACCAAGACTTGGACTGCAAATCATAAGCGATCTCTCGTCCCTTTCCTCTAGGATCGGACACTCGTTGCTCAACTGTATTAGGCAAGAGCACATCTCCGATAAACGAACCCAATTTACCGTAGACTTGACCATTCGTATGGTCTCTCACTCGCACTATTCGTTGTTCCTGCAACTTATCGATGTTCTGCGGGAGTGAATCGAACATCTTCTTCGTCCTAACGTATATGGTAGTAGCGATGCTAACATAGTCATCAAAATGCAAACTCTCACCAGCCTGAAGAGTCACACCATTAATGACTGTGTAGTTCGTAGATGACGACAGCATAGTAGCAATGTTTTGAATCATGCTCTCGGGGCTAGTTGTCGGTTTATACTGTCTGAATGAAGCTTCCAGAACTCTCGTTAAAACCTTTGTATCAACTAGCACCTTCGACCGCTTGGTAATATCATACCACCAGTCTTCCACACCCTCCACGGTGTGTACTACTGTCTTACCCTGTACAAGATTACTCCATGCACAGGATCTACTTCCACCGACCACCATACCCGGTTTGTACCCGGCGACTGCTGTGATGTCAATTATCATGACTCCACCAAAATCGGATTTCCTTTCAACTCGGAAAGCCTGTTTGTCACCGACAACCACTGCATTCGTGGTTAGGTACTGTTTCAACACAGAGAACTTATGTTGGTAACCCAAACATGGAGCCCCAATAAAATCAAAAGTTACTAGGTCGGCTGCATGATCGATTTCCCAACGTACATCGAAATTCGGGATAATACCACTATCCCTAATCAACATACTCGGATCTATCATAATCGAAAAGATCATCTTCTTAGTTCCCTTGTTGGCTAATGCTTTGCACAGTTCTGTGATCGGGAGGTCACTCGTAGCGTGTATTGCCATCACGTACTCGGCCTTCCTGTCACACTCTTCGAATCTGTGCTCACAATAATCGGCTGAATGCAGTTCTTCCTTATGTGATCTAAGGTAAGTCTTCAAACTGATCAACCTCTCGGTAAAGCGTGCTCCATCTCTATCATCGAGAAGCGGGCAACACGAGTGCACGTTATACCTCCTTTGCTTCATATGAGAAACAAAATTTCCCCCTAAATCGATTATCGGTTCCTCGGTGGTACCGAAACATCGGTAGATGTAATCGGTTTCCAACAACCTATGCGCTGCTGCGAAACTGTGACTTGACGAGTCTTTATTCGTAAAGTGAATAACTCGACCCGGAAAATTTCGTTCCAACAGAGCCTTCTGCTCGGGGGTTTGGTAGAAACTAACATTTAGTCTCTCACCTTCCGCCTTCGGTAATGAGCGTTCAACTAACGCCACACCTCTATCGGCGAATACTTTTCCTATGGCAGACGTCTCGTCTGCACATTGTTTGCTTAGTGTGGATACTAGCAACTCGGATAAAGCAACTGGGTCCATGTCGTGAGTATTTAGTCACTGTTCTTTATTTTCAACCACGAAAATAAAAC